CGACGCCCCAAATCTATGTTAGTAGATTTGAAAGATCGTCGAGTCGATGTGCGCTCAAAAGCGCTCGATACGTCGACAACAAAGGTAAGTAATGTTACTTCCCCTGATGTCAGAAATAATTCTGTCATGGCATCTTGTAGTATTAGAGACAGAACTGAAGCTCTTATGCGTGGTCTAGAGGTGGTGTTTCGACACCATTCTGCTCCAGAGTTGATCACGCAGGAGTTGCTTAGGCAACTCCGTGGATTTCTCAATCAGTTTGATACTGAGGATATTTGGTCCAAGCATGTTAAACATACTCTCGCCTACCCTTTGGCAGTTTATTTGAGAAATGAGCCCCCAAAATCACCTGGTTTTACTTTTCAACCTAGAGGTGTTTTGAAGAGATGGATTAAGAATCGTCTTACCTGTTTTAACAGGAAGAATACCCATCTATGGTACAGTTGGTTCCAGGCAAAGAGATGCACTCTGCCTATGTCGGACGATTATGTCGACATGACCTATGAAGAGCACTTTCAGGCTCTTACTCGTGACGACGATGGCGTTGATCAGACCATCGATGAGATCTTCGAGGATCCAGCCTTCTTGCTGGTCCTCCGTCACGTTGCTGATGCGGTAGAAAAGAATTTCTCTTGGGATGACTTTCATGAAAGACAACCAAGTACAAACGCATCCTTTGAATCCTCCCGAAAACAGGGGGGTCAACAGCAATGGCTCAGGAAGTTAGTCGACTTTGAAGAAAGCGACTGTCCTACTTCCTCGGAGCTCCACTCAATGTCGTGGGCTCCCCGTGCGTACACAAGTCACGGAGTCAAGTTAAATGTAATTTTGGAGACAAGAGAGTCTCCGGGTCGTGATCAGTGGAACCGAATCAAACTCTTAAGAGAGACAATTGATTCAAACCTGGAGATTGGTTGTACCATCCAGGCTGTCCTTGAACCAATGAAGGTCCGAGTGATCTCGAAAGGCGAGTCACTCCCCTATTATTCTATGAAGCCGTTACAAAAGGCTTTATGGGGTGCGTTAGTCAGTCTCCCATGTTTTAGACTGATCGGGCGTCCTTTTAGCCCTACCGATATGCTTGATCTGAGTGTATCGGCCTCTGCTACTGATGAGTGGTTTTCAGTAGATTACAGTGCTGCGACAGACGGTTTGTCTTGGAAATATTCCGGTCGCATTCTAGAGCACGTAATTTCTCTTTTACCCGAGCGAGTTCAATCTATCGCTATGCGGGTGCTCGGTCCTCATCGTCTTCATTATCCTAATGGACGGGGACTGACCTTTCGAGGCGTTATGCGCCGGGGTCAGTTGATGGGTTCCATTCTCTCTTTCCCAATTCTTTGCCTGGCAAATTTGGGTGTCTATTTAAGAACTATGAGAGAACATCAGGCGAGCTGGTCAATTGCGGATCAATTGAAATCCGTTTTGGTGAATGGCGACGATATGCTTTATGCCGCTCCTCCTGCTCTTTGGGAGGATCACTGCCGTTTTGGCCGTGACGTTGGACTTAATATGTCCTTAGGAAAATCCTATCACCACCCCGTCTATGCTAACGTAAATAGTACGAGCATTCATTATGACTTAAGGGTTCCCGGTTCAACACCGTGGACAATTGACTATCTGAACGTTGGCCTGTTCTTCGGCCAACATAAAGTTCAGTCCAAAGAAGAGAGAGCAGAGTCGCATCATGATGATGGACTTTCACAAGGTCACTGTGCCGTTGTGCCACTATTGCTCCAAGGCTGTTTGCCTGGTAGAGCAGGATCGATTCTATCGGAATATCTTCGGATTCATTCTGACTCGATCAAGGAGGAAACCAGAGTTCGTTCTCGATCTGGTTTGGACTCTGGGACTGGTCGCGTTTCTTCGCGTAATTTGTTTCTTCCAGTCTCGGTAGGTGGTTTGGGTATTCTACCCCCCACCGGGTTTAAGTTCAAGATTACTAGATTTCAAAAGTGTCTTGCGAAGCATCTATATGATAGTGCTATCGGGGAGAAGACCTCCCAACATCCCATTCCGGGATACCCTTTGCTCGCTCATGAAGAGATCGAAGCACGTCCATGGTCAGTCGTTCAACATCTGACCATCCAACCCTCTTACTCCTTGAAAGAGTTCCCTTCAAGATCTGAATTCAAGAGGATCCGAGTCGGTTTTGTTACCTACTCGACAACAAGCTTTGCTATGTTGCTTTAAGAGTTACCCACTTTGTGGGGTTCATGGCCGATTTCCTATGGTTTGCAGGACCTATGAAGGTTTCGGTGCGTCCCGGAAAGACGTTAAACTTGGCCATGGGGTTCTAGGATGTAAACCTCCCAAAACGGTGTCATAGGAGTACTGCCTCTTCACGCGATTGTGCGTTTGTTAGAGGGTCAGCCCAGTGACTTAATAGTTCCGTGCTAAATGGCAGGCAAAATAACTCGCGACTTGGTTTCATTGGATCTCACACTTCGGTGTCCGTCCCCCAAGAAGGATATGTTTTGTCCTGGCTAAATGCCGAGAGACTGCACGGGTGGACCGATGTGAAAATTCGGTTTCCTAGGATGTACAGTCCGCTATGTTCAGGCGGATCCCATACATGAACATTTCAGTATCCAACCCTAAGTCTTCGGGTAAGAGCAAGACAAAGAGTGTGAAACAGACTAGAATTGTTGTTTCACCCAAGGCGAGGAATAACGCTACGCGTCCCCAGCCAACTAAGTTGAAGGGCATTGGCCCTAACTTGACTCAGGAGTATTATGACTCCTTGACAGACCCATTTGAGCACCAAGGGTGCAAATTGGGGTGGGGTTGTATGTCTCCCTCACAGATCCAGTCCGCTTATGTTCGTCTTACGACAGCGGCTAATGCAGATGGGACAGCCGCCTTTGTGGCCTGTCCCAATGCTAAAGGCATTCTCTCCTACTACCTCAGCGGTGCAGCAGTGGCTCGAACAGCTCAGGCTGATGCCACCGATCTTGCTGCAATTTCAGCTAGCTTTGGTTCCGGACGTTGTGTTTCTATCGGCATAAAGGCATTCCCTTCTATTGCCGCAACGTCGGCACCTGGAGTTTGTTACTCAGGTGCCCTAGATGGGATGACCGACACTATTCTTAGTGCTTTAGTCCCCAATGACTTTGTTGCTTTCCCTAACTCTAGGCAAGACATCGCTTCTTTAGGATGTTCTGCTACCGGTCGCCCTATAGACACCGATAGTTTTGCTTTTGCAAATGCCCAGGTTGATGGGACTGGTTATACTACAACAGCAAAGATCCCGTTTAGCTTGCCTTTCGTCGCATTTACTGGTCTTCCAGCTAGTGCTTCGATTGCCCTCGAAGTGGTCTTCAATTTCGAGGGTCTCTACCTCACCAAACACCTTTCAACAGGTATGGGGTCTGGGAGCTTTGGAGATAATTTGGCGAATTATTGGCCAAATTTTGAGACGATGTATGGAAAGATTCGACCATATCTTCCATCGCCCGGTCAGGCCTTTGACTATGTCGCCTCGAAGGTTTCTGTCCCTTCTGTTCACTCTATGTTCGGTAGACTTATGAGTGCGAGTCCCGCCCTCCCGATTGGTAACTCTCGGAATGGTCAGTTGGCTCTCCCTTGGTACGGTCGTTCTTAGATCGTGACCTCTTCAGCGTGAGTCCGCCTAGAGCGGTAAACAAATGTAACCCATGGTCCTTAGACCCACGCTATTTGTTGATACGGTAAAATTGACGTACAACCAGCGTATGGAACGCAGCGGAATGAACTTTCGCTATTTTAATGTTAGCAATGAGCTATCCATATGATGCTTCAATGTAGAGTTAGGCGGACTAATCACCGTCGTTCCACTCTCTATGATTGTTGAAGGCTTTGTTTCTATATACACAGGGTGATTCCTGTTGGCCGAAGCCGA